AACTCAATAAATGTGCGATCCGGGTTGAAGAATAATACGGTTGTTGAAATTGCCGTTCCTACTATCCTGACTATTTGAGTAGTCGCTGAAGGCGCGGTTGTACTCCAGTCTCCGGCAGTCGTGTGAGCGTAGTAGTTTGCCCCGGCAGTCAACCCGGTCGTGGTATACCGCCCGAACAGAAGAAAACTTCCTGTATTTGTGTCCGAAAGGCTTTCAAGGCAGATGGCCAGCAGCGTGTCACATGTTGCTTCTGCGGTCGCGTTTGCAAGCTCCATGTGCCCGTCGCCCGCCATGTAGCACAAGTCACCTGCCGCAAGTGTGGCTCCGGCTGTCAATGTCACAACAACGCCGTTAGTGTCTATATCAACATTATCCCCGAACGTCTTGTTGGTTAGGGTCTGAGCAAGATTCTCAGCAACCAGAGTGACGGTTCCCGATGGGATAGTAGCTGTTGTTGTACCTGTAGTTGTTAGTGTCAGACTATGTGCACCAGTACGGATAAATGCTCCAGTTAAGGTAAACACATGACCCTGAATGCTTGTTATGGCAGCCTTGAGATTTGCCCATGTTAGCTTTTTCAAGCCATTGGAAGCAGCGCTATCGGTTATGCCGAATGTATCCGCATCAACCGGAGGTGTTTTTGACGAAGCACCGAATATAGTTGAGGCCACATTAACCGAGTCCGTTACATCAGCACCATCCTCAACGTTGATAGCTGTCCGCAACCCGCTCGCTGAAATGGCTCCAGTTAACGAAGCAACTGAAAGAACTGCATCGGTATAGTCTAGCTTGTGCCAGTTCGCAGAATATGTAGAGGTGGAGGCATTATCAGCAATGGCAAGTATACGGTCATTTGCAACAAATACCTCACTATCGACCGTGCCACCGACCGATACTATGTAACTGTGACCCGCCTGTGCTGTACCGCCCCCAGGGAATGATCCACTTGAAGCGTCCCATGTACCTTGAAGGATTACAGAAGCATCCAACTCATTGACACGAGTTTCTATTGCATCCAAATCAACAGCCTGAGTTACTGTAAGGTATCCTACCTTCGTTTGTTCAGCATCTGTATATGGATTGGCGTCTGCAGCAGTTATAAGTGCAATACCATCTGCCGTAGCATCGGATATGCCTGCTGCAGCAATGGTGGTTAGGTAACCTCCTCCTGAATGATCTCCCCAACCGAAAGCAGTATCCCACTGACCGACTTTTGTATCGGTAATGGTATTGATTCCCATATCAATGTCGTTACCATTAGCATCAAGAGTACCTCCTAATTGGGGAGTAGCATCTTCAACAATATTAGAAAGCCCACCACCTGATCCGGGCAAGTCATCATAATCGATTTTACGGAATCCGACACCTACCTCGAAGATTACAAGCTTGTCGCCAGACGCGAATGCAGTAGCATCACCTACATCATCTGCAGCCGCCCAATCTACTTCATTACCAAGGTCAAGATTGGATAGAACATTATTATCGCCGTCAATTGTCTTGTTGGTAAGCGTCGTTGTCAGGCTGTCGAAATATGTTTTCAGTGTTGCCTTAACGTTCGCCCATGTGACCTTCTTCAGAGTATTAGAAGCTGCACTATCGATCGTTGGAAAGGTATCAGCATCTACTGGAGTAGTTTTAGCCGAAGCCCCGTGTATTGAAGAACCTACATTGACTGCATCTGTAACGTCTGCACCATCTTCAACATTGAGAGCCGCCAACAACCCAGATTTAGAAACGGAACCGGTTAGTCCAACAACAGACTGCACCGCATCAGTCTGATCGTGTTTCGACCAGTTAGCAGCATATGTACCAGTACTAGCATTGTCAGCAACTGCAACGATGTTATCGCCAATTGCGAAGTCAATGCTATCTACAGTGCCTGCCACGGAAACGTAATAGAACCACCCGATTTCGGCTGATCCGGCTCCCGGGAATGAACCTGAGGAAGCATCCCAGTCTCCTTTGTAGACCATGCCATTAGCAAGAGCAGCAATGTCGATCTCCATCTGATCGAGGTCTACTGCTTGGGTTACTGTGACGTAATCTAACTTGGTACCTAAAGCAGCTACATCCCTACCGTCAACCGTGCCTCCTGCTATAATATTGCCGACAACCTCAAGAGTGCCGGCAATGTAGTTTGGCCCGTCATGCTGAATGCGAAAGCCATAACGCTCGGTTGCATCAAACCCACTGCCGTAGTTTGCGTCAGACTGGAAGTCGACCATAAGATCAATGGCGCTTGTATCAGATACAAGCGGCGGCTGAACCCTATATGCGTATGCAGTTGTAAGATCTGCAGTATCAGAAGTGAAGAACCCTATAAGACATCCGTTGACGGATGAAAGCGCCGCATCACCTGTCAGTGACACTGCGAAGGACAATACCTTTGCGCTGGATACTGCCGCTGCTGTATTGAGAACTTGAACGCTGCCAGCAAACGCCGACACACTCGCTGCGCCTGCGTAAGTCGAGTTATACTCCGTATATAGTTGGTTGCCGAACGGAACATTCAGACGGGCAGATGTTTTTCCTGAGTTTTCCGATCCGGCAATTTCATCATCAGTGACCACATCACTATTATAGGAATTTCCTATAATGGTCTGGATGGAAGACGATATTGCTGAGATGTCATCCGGCTGGTTGCGAATTGCGCCCTTTACAGGCAAATCGTCAGTTACTGTTTTGTTGCTGAGATCCTGTGTTGCTGTTAGTCCTACGAGCTGCTCCGATACCCCAGCAGCATCATATGTAGCCGCAAGCATGTCTCCCAAGCCAGCAGCAGGTGCCCAGCCCGAATCCTGATCAGCATTCGAAAGCTTTAAGAGGACTTCACCTGTAGCACCTCCATCAGGTACACCAGCACCATCAGAGCCCGCAGGACCTTCTGGACCTTCTGGACCCGTAGGGCCCGCTGTAATAATCTCAACTACATCAGTCATGGGTCACCTCTCGGGAAATAGCTACTTCACCCTCTAGGAGCCTGGTGACAACACCAGAACCATCTTCGATTTCAAGATCGTAGACTCCGAAGGCTTCTGTAATGGCTTCTGTATCTGCCGCTGGAATGGTAACGTCTATTTGACCATCAACCTCGGTAATGACAAGTTCCCCACTTACCGTATCCACATCGATGAAAGGAGTCTCCGAATCCTTACACTTGCGCATCATCATACGGGCTGAATATCCTGTTAATGGAATAACCGCACCCAAACTATCTTTCCAGCGCAATATAAGGGTAAACGTGGCCCCTTGATCAATCGTGATGTCGTATCTACCGGCACTCATAGAGATCTCCAACCAGGGTGGTCCTTTATTGAATTATAATTGACTATCTAGGGCAAATCAACAAATGTTTTGTTGCCCTAGATTTGTCGTCTAGACCTAAAACTATAGTCCAAAACTGCCTCTAGCGGCGCTGGAGCTCTGGTGCATCGGCGAAGCCGGCCCTTTGGGGCAGGAACTAGTCACTTACCACTTACCACTTACCACTTACCACTTACCACTTACGAACGTCTGTGAGCTAAGGATTGTACCTTTTTAGGAGCATCATCCAGGATCTCGGTAACATCTCCAAATCCGACAATGTTACGTGCTTCATCCCTGGTAAGGATCGCCTCAACGTCTGCACCTTTGGAGTCCACGAAGACTTTCTGTAGGTTAATAGCAGAACGTGCCTTTTGAGCAGAAGTTTGTGCTCTTTCGAGAGGACCTAGGATAAATGCATCTGGCCAAGCATAAGAAAGCATTTCAGGGACAGGTAATATACCTAAAGTTACCAACCTACCGATAAATGGGCTCAAAACGTGAGGCTCACCTACCTTTGTACGCCTTTCGGAGACACGATCAGCCCAATTTGCCCTATCTTGGTCAGAAGCAAGCTGACCCGCTTCAGCTCCCAGTAAGATCCTGCGAGGAATACGCGTAGAAGCAGAGATTAGTGACACAATTACTTCGAAAGTGTCTTTGGGAGAGGCGACTTTAGCACCCAATTCGGTAATCTTTACTCCCCTTGTGCGCATAATACGGCGTAGATTGTGGTAATATTCGTCTACTTCATCTGCTAAATCTTCAGCGTCTTGAGGTGAAAGGTCCATATCCTTGTCGATATCGAGCTGCATACCACGGTTAGCTGTGAGCCAAAATACCTCAGCAGTACCACCTGCAACCTTCAAAAGGTCATCTAGGAGGTTGTAAACTGCGAATAAACGAGGCCTTCCGAATACCACATCTTCCAAGAGGTTATCGGCAATGTGAGCTACTCGTGTATAATGCACGGGGGTAGTTACACGGGGTTGGATAGTTGAACGTCCTTTAGTGTCAACGGTAGATTCGTTGATACTGAGGGAATACGTTAGCGGGAGTCCGAAGCGTGGGGAAGCCGTGTTCTCGTCCCAAGTTTCAACAGACATAGCCAATTCGCTATACGGTTGGAGGTAAGTGATCTCTAAGCCTTCGGCGGGAATGGCAGGCTGATCAAGTTTCTTACCGTCGTTAAGCCCAATGATGATGGCAGAGAACCTTCCAAAGCCATTCATGTTGTCCGCTCTATGAAGGACCTCCCAAACGGGAAACTTATTGAGGACTTGATTCCAAGCAGTGTCGAACTCTCCATTCCCACCCCCAGTCACTATAGGAGGACGGGTCCACAAAGCATCCGGAAAGACCTCTACAATAGTCTTGGCGATATCCTGCCTGACATATTTGGAATATAGGTCAACTGTAGCTAGTTGATGCTTATAACCGAATACCGTATACAGCTCACGATTGTCGGAGTGGGTCTGCCCTAAACGGGACATCCAAGAGACTCTTTCAATAAGCTCTGACTTGAATGTCTTCAATTTACCCTGTATTGTCATAATATGCCTTCTTTCCCTTACGTTGTTACCATATAATCCCGCTGACACGAGCTCTAGGAATTTGTTGACGTACTTTACCACTACCGTTGTTGCTCTTGCCAGATCTGCCCCATACGACATTAGGTTTAGCGTGGTATTCGGCGGTGTTGATTACGTCTTCGATGTTATCGATAGTGCCTTCTTGATTCTTGGAGATGGTGCGACCCCAGGTTAGGGTTGAGATCTCTTTACCGACAAGCTTCTCCCAACCAATAGCTAAAACGTCACACTGATCGTCGTGATCGCCTTCAGGGAACAACTCGATCTCATCTAAGAAGGTCTCATTCCAACCTCCCTGGAGAATGAATATTCTACCAGCTTCCGCTCCCGCCAACATGGGTTGGGCTCTAAGTAATTTGGCTTTGGTTGTAGGACAGCCAGTAACTTTGAAATCTGGAAGCACCTTAGACTTGTAGTGTTGAATCTGACTCTTACCAGAACCACCAGGCTCCTGCTCTATAAAGATCGGAACTCCTTGACCGTCAGCTTCTGCTGTATTACGTACCAGGATCTCCACCTGGGAAGGACCTAGCTGGTCACGGATAATGGAGAGCACGTATACTAAGGGGAACTTGAAACGGATATCCGCAGCAATTAGGGCTCCAACTGTATAGTCCCCAGCATTCTGAGTTCCTGCAAGGTCCCAGATACGACCTATCTTAAGATGGTTATAGTTCGGGATCGCCTTAGGAGTGATCTTTTGGAACCAATCCCTATCCGTAACGGCAAACTCTCCCGATTTGGGATCCTGTTGGTATAGGGAAGCGAAATAGTGGGAACCTAGTAGGGCTTTAGTCTTGAGGAGATCTTCACGGGAATACCTTTCAGGGAAGAGAGCTTCCCCAACTTCACGTCCCATAGGGTCATTAGGCTCAGCCAAAGCGGGTAGCTTGATATAATCCCATTCTTCAGCTTGCTCTTTGAGGAGACGTCCAATAAGGTCATCCTTATGCCACCTGGTAGCAATGATGATGACGGTGGCGTTAGGCTCCAGACGAGTCATTGCAGTAGTAGTAAACCAATTCCAGATGTAGTCACGTGCAGTGGCAGACTCAGCATCCTTGATCTCTTTGATATAGTCATCCACAAAGAGGACATCTGCACCCCTACCAGTAATAGGACCCCCTAAGCCTACTGCCCGGAGCCCACCTCCCCTAGTAGTATTGAATTTGTCAAGGCGGTTGGAATCTCGGCGGATCCTGACAGAGAGCTTATCTGGATGGTCTGCGATGATATCTCTGACGGGGCCTGAGAACTCAGTGGCTAGATCAGAGCCGTAGGCTGTAATGATAACCTTCTTCGTGGGAAAGTTTTCCAATGCCCACACAGAAGTCCCAATCGATCCCAATCGAGACTTTCCGTGCCTTGGAGGGACAGAGATGATCAGACGTCCGCCACCTCTGGAAATCGCTTGGGCAATCTTAAGGGAGATCATCATGAGGTATTTAGTTGGGATCCACTCAGGATCCAGATAGGCCGCTAAAGTGGCAGGTGTCATTTTATAGTGACCTGCAATCTTCCTTATTGCAGATTCGGCAATCGGTGACCTCTTAACTTTTTCCCTATCTCTATCTCTATCCCTATCCTTTAACGTATCAGGGCCCGCCGCTGCTTCTGCTGTGGCTGGAGTGTCTTTGGGGCCATTGAGGTCTCTGGGGTCTCTGGGGTTAACGGGATCGTTAGACATATCATTTGCCTTTACGTTGAAGCTTGATGATGAGCTCTTGAGCCATTACGGCGTTATCCGGATCATCAAGGATATCGGAGATGTCCATGTCGTCGATTGCTTCATCATCCTGATCGCCTGAGTTTCTACGGGCAATGGTTTTAAGGTGGTATTCAAGGCTGGAATCCGACTCTTCCGCTCTCTTGAGGTCAAGGGGAGCCTTCTCAGGAAGACCTGCAGCTACACGTTGCATACCATTGAGATCCCTCATCGCCTTAATGAGTTCGGGGATATCCATCAACTCCAGTTCTTCGGGATCGTCTAGAACTGTTCCTAAACGTTGGACGATCTTACCTAACATGTTCGTCGACTTGATATAGGCATAATCCTCTGTCTCAATAGCTCTACGGTCCCTCAACTTACGGTAAGCAGCAAGTCCAACCAGGTCATAAGCACGGGTTCTTTGATCCCAATAGTTATAGACGAAGATTTCACGAAGGTGGATTAGCTGCTCCTTACGTTGGGTAAGGGTAGTTGTGTTGATAAGGTTCTGGAGGGTCCTAAAGCCGTGGGTTTCTGCCAGACGGAGGTATTCCGCAAATAAGCCGTGATCGTTATCTGACTCGAATGGCAGAGGGTCCCAAAAGAGGGTTCCGTCAGGCTGGCTTGGGTATCCCTCTTCAAAGCCTATTGGGATCGAAGCTCCTGTGAGGATATCTTCTTGTTCTGGAACTGCCACTTCAAAAAGGTCCGCCGGAATTAGGTCGGGACGGTATATACATGTTATAAGCCCCAACTCATTCCTAGGGGTCATCTTAATAAGGCGGAGAAAGGTATCCCGTCTAGGGTTGTCATACTGCTCTGCAGCTACGACGGCGGGAATGGCTTTGGAAGCTACTAATTGATTTTGCTGCTGGCTTTGGTGAGCGGTATTACTAATCTGGTTCATCTTGTTGTGCTGTTGCTGTTGCTGTTGTTGTGGTG